GGTCCATTTCCCAGGAAGTACCTTCAACATTCGCCGAGAATATAGGAAACCCGCGTTGTCGGTAGCCTTCCAGCCGCTTCATATAGCGGCAGTTGTCGCTTACTAGAATGAGGTCTGCCCATGCCATAGAGCCTTCCCAGGTCGGGACCTTTCTGACTAGCCCGTCGCCAATGGAAACCCGTTCGAAGGTCTTCTCATCGGGGGCGACCCACACCCGGACGTCATGCCCCTGGGCCTCGCAACGCATGGCGAAGTCCAGAAAGAATGCGGAGCTATCAATTAACAAGATCTTCATTAGTAAGCCCGAGCGTAGCGAGAGACCCTACAATGTGGCAAGCTGCTACCGCAACTTCTTATAAGAGTAGCTGCGTGCGCGCGATGGGAAGGATTGTAGCAGCAAGGAGGGGGTAGCAGGTCGCTGAAGGGGAATTGCATAGGGAGGTGGGGGACTCTCGCTAACGCTCGGGGTTTTCAACCGGGATTAACAAAAAGTAATGTATGTCGAAAACGAATTTGGCGAAATAAATCCGACCAACCTATTGACATCATGCAAAACCACCTGTACCATACCAGGTGGCGGGTGGGGGCGGAGGGAGGTATAGATATAGTAGGGGTTGGTTCTTACTTACAGCGTAGCTGTCACTTCTTACTTATAAGGGGAGTGGCAAAAATTGTAGGTAGGGGAGACTCCCTAGGACCATCAGGGAGTTTTCAACCGGGATTAATCAATAGTAATTCTCGCTCAAAACCCTCTCCAATCGGCTGGCCTCTAATTTAGCATCGAGAGCCCTCCGTCGAGCCTGCTCTGCCGACCTCTTCTCAGCTTCCTGTTTGCGCTTTCGGGACACATGAGCCCTATTCGGACAGAACAAAATATCCCGAACAAGTGCTCTCTGCTTTCGAGACAAGTCAAAATCCCTTCCTTTGAATTTTAGCTTGCCCCTCATCGCTGCTATAAAGCCCAATTCCCAGGCCGTTTGGCACTTATCTTCCGTGAGCATCAAGACTAATTCATGGTCGGTGAATGTGGTCATGGTCTTCTCCTGCGTTATGTATTGCTGGAGATTATAACAGAGAAGAATTGGGGCTGGTGGGCATGGGTGGAAATCAATTGAGGCTCGCGAATCCCTACCATCACTCCCCCGAAGGCAACCCTCCGCTCCGGTAGTACCCCTCCGATTCGCGAGCCGCTAGGCGGTGCCTCCATCTTGGCTAGAAAATCCCCCTAGAGTAGCCAGGGGCAAATCCGAATAGCTGCAGCAGGACCAGAATCAGAATCACGCAGAAGATGATGTTGACGATTGTTCTGAAGGGAGCTGGCAGTGGGATGAGGGTTGTGATCAGGTAATAGATAATTGCAAGAACAATCACAACAATTAACAGATGGATTAGCATAGTAGTTTCCTTTTTCTTACTGGTTATGGTGATTTCTCACCGGGATTACAAAATAGTAATAGCGGTTAATTACCCTCACGGGAATCTGACCCGATGTAGTTCCCGCCCGCCGATGCAATCGCCCCATTAATAAGCCTCTGCACCATCGTCACCGGAGGCTTCCCTGAGTAGGCTTTCAACAGCCCCTCCACGTCTTTAGTGAGAGCCTTCATCCTGTCTGGTGTCAGCATCTTCCCATCCGTGAGCATCGGCTTCAACCGCTCGTTCCACTGTTTCTGCAGCGTCCCTTCTTTCATATCAGCCGTGATCTGCCGAACGCTACCTTCCAGGGCTTTCCTTCCTTCAGGGGTCTGCGAGCTGATCCTAGCTGCCAGCCGGGTCTGCTCTGGCTTGCCATTCAGCAGCAGATCCCGCACTGCCTCTGGCCGTTCCCCGCCATTCAGAATAGCCTTCAGATTGCTTGCCGGCGCAGCCGCTGCTTTCGTAGCCTGTTCCGCTGCCTTCCCTCCTTCCTGCAGCACTCTCTGTTGGGTATCTACCGAGCCTTCTCCCATTTTTCCGACTCTGCTAACGACATCTGCCCTTTCCTTCGCTGCGCCTGCCTCCGCTTCCGGTAGGATAGCTCCTGCCCTTTTTGCCAGTCCTTCCGCGCTCGCGCCAGCCTTTGCTGCTGTCGCTTCAATTTTTCCAAGTCTCGTTGCATAGTCCGCTACCGATTTAGATAATCCAGGCACTTCCCTAATCCAGTCCGAATTCTTATGAGCAAATTGGGTGACCTGCTTTGATGACATCCCTCGTAATTGGCTACTAACGTAAGAGCTCCCTGCCCGTTGCACCAGTCCCGAATCTCCGGTGAGCTCCTTGAGATCACGTACTGACTGCTGGCTAGAGAAGAACTGCTTGGGGACTCCGGCTGGGTCTGCTGCGAACCTCTCTGGGTCAACTCGGTCAATCGCTGCTGCCTTGCCACCTGCACCCGTGCCAAACTTTCTAAGTCCCAGCGACGCATCATGATATTGCTCCTGCATCATTTGCTGAAGGTTGGTGCCCGCAGCATCCTTACCAACAAATTCCTTTTGAATGTCGCTGATCTTCGCGTAGAGCTTCCCTGCTACGTCCTTACCGACTGCCGAATATCCTTCCACATCTCTCCCACCTAACACATCCCCCAGCTTCCTGCGCACCTGATCCAGTGCCTCAAAGGAAGGGTTCTGTAGGGCCTCATTCACCTGCCCATACACCCGAAGGGTTCCCTGATCCGTAGTCTGTCGTGGAGATGCGCTGCTATCTACCTTCCCCTTGATATAGCTCTTCAGATCCTTCATCCCTTCAGTCTGCTCGACCGTCTTCCCAGCCTGTTCCTTGCTCTTTACTATAGAATCCCGCTGATCTTTCAGGTTGTTGTAGGCTTGGGTTCGGGCATCCAGTGCTGCCTGATGCTCCTGCGAGACAGCCGTTTGCAACTCCTTACCGATATCCGAGATCTCTCTCGGCTGCCCAACAACTCTCAGCGAGGGCTCTGCTTGTGCCAGCACCTTTCCAGCGGTAGCCATCCGATTTCCAGATGCCTTATTCAAATCCGCTGCCCGTTTCTTCGCCTCAGCGACGATCTGATTCGCGCGAGCCTTCCCATCATCGAGAACCTTCTGCGCCGCTTTAGCATCCTGCGATCCCACATCAGCAGCTCTCTGCCGTGCATCAGCCATCACTTTCTCACCAGCTTTTTGGGCATCCTGGATATGCGCGTCGGCTCCTTGCTGTAAGGTCTGGTGCAGCGCATTCGCAGGCACTCCAGCATCCTCAACACCTCTGAGAGCTGCCGCAGCCTTCCCCACATTCGCATCCGTAGCAGCCATCAGCCCCAATTTCTCCGCCACTGCCCCGAACAACCCTTTTGCTTTTGCTGCCAGTGCTATCCCCGGACCTGCTGCCATCCCTCCAACCAATCTAGCTGCATCTGCGGTTCCCTTAGAGGCTCCTGCGGCCTCTGCTGTCTGCCCCCCAGCCTCCCCAACGAGTCCTGACAGAGCCCCGGACCCGGCATAGGCAAGCCTGGAAGCTCTAGCTGCCGTGCCCGCTTCCATGAGAGCCGCACCGATCGTCGGTCCAACATCAGGGATAAAGCTAAGCGCATAGCCAGCTCCAGTGAGAATTTCAGGGGAGGCTGCCCCAAGAGCCCCGCCGAAGGCTGTGGAAGTACCAATAGCCTCCAGAGCCGATTTGACTGTGGGGGTAGGGACGGGTTTGCCTTCAGCATCCATCTTGAGGTCAGGCTTCAGCCCCTTAATAGCAGCGTCCATCCGACCTTTATGATCAGTAGGAGCGGTGGGTTCTGGAGTCGCTTCCTTTGCCGTGCCAGCAGAGAGTTGCTGTTGCAGCACCTGGAAGGCCTGTTCTTTCGTAGCCCCTTCAGGTCCGCTAACCGTATAGCTCTTACCTTCTGGTGATGTTAGAGTGAAATCGGGCATAAATCCTCAATGTGCAGTAACAGTCCAACCAGCTGGCAACGGGGGTGCGGAATTACCTTTACCAGGACCACCACCACCGGGAAGTGGGGCAGCCGAATCCCCATCAGCGCTATCCCTGACCGTATTGAGCAGCTTCCTGTAGTTCCCTTCCATGCTCTGCAGTTGCTTCTTCTGTTTCCCAGAGGCTGCGGCGAGGATATCATCAGGTTTCGGGTAGGCTTCCAGTTCCTTCACCGTCTCCTCCCAGTTTGCTCGAACCTTCGGGTCAGCTGGGTCGGGAGTGGATTTCAGCCGGGTCAGGGCAATCTGGGCCGCAGTAGCTATCTTATAGGCTGCGGTCATGTTCGTATCCCCAGCATTCGGAGTGGTCTGAGACTTCACCTCATTGATAACCGATTGGTTGGCACCACGACCACCGCCGAGCGTCATAATCCGGGACAACTCCGTAGAGAGGCCCGAGGAGGACGTCTGGAACATTTGAATCTGCTCCGGCGTGAGTGCATTACTTCCAGTCTTTTCAATCGACTCTACAAACCCGTGGTCGGTGATATGAGCGAATGGGCTGTTGGTAGTTCCAGTCGGAAACAGGGACATGGATTTCAAGTTACGCACGACTTCTGAACCCGCACCACCAATGGAGACGATGTTGTTTTCTTGGGTTGCAGTGCGTGCGCGGTCCCCGAGTTTGACAAGTGTCGGATCGGTGGGGTTGCGGTCTCCTTTCAGCTTCATGTCAGGATCACGCTCATATTTCACCCCACCAATATCGACAATCTGAGGGTTCTTTGTCCTTTCCTGACGATCCTGTTGACGTGCCAAGAACTCATCCTTACGCAGGGCGAGGCTATCCTCACGGAAGGCTGCGGTTTGCTGAAGGGTAGCCCTACGCAAGCTGACATTATCCTCATGTTCAGCCCATTGTTGATCACGGCGCTGCTTGGTGTCAGCAGCCTTCTGCACGAATTCAGCTTTCTTAGTCGAGTCCATGCCAGCCAGCTGCTGCTGGTTTTTCCAGGCAAGGAACGCAGGAGTGCCGGCCAGCGGAATAGTAGTCGGATCAACACCTGCCTCAACAGCAGCCTTGACCAGAGCCTGAGACTGCTCACGAGTAGGTTGTTCCGGAGTGTTGTCAGCAATAGTTGCCAGAGTTTCCCTCTTCTGTGCTTGCACTGCTGCCAGCTGCTTCGTCTGCTCAATCCCTTCCGCAGATGCTTGCTTGCTCAACTCTGTCATCTCTTTCGCGGACGCAAGATCCCCTTGGGAAGCTGCCAATCCAGCTGCCTTGCTATACATTTTCGCCTGATTCATAGGCAGGGCAGCATCAGCCCCTTCCAGGTCAGTCTGGGACTTGATAAACGCCCCGATATCCTTTTGGGTCTTCATCTGCTGCTGCATCTGTTGTTGCTGCATCTGGGCTTTCTGGGCCTCGGTCTTCAGCAACTCGGTCTGTGCTTGCTTCATGTCATACGCTTGCCCCTGGATCATATCGTTACCGATAGCCAGTCCCAAGCCTTGGATAAATCCACCTAACCCTGCCATGTTAGTTCTCCTTAGCCGGTGTAGCCAGAGATCAAATCATCTGGAGTGCTGGTAGAGGATGCGCCAGAGTTTTCAGAACCGGAAGCTCCGAAGGAGTTCCAAGCACTTTGGAAGCCCCCGCTGTTGACCCCCTGGTTAATTCCAGAGGTGACGGCATTACCGACAGTTCCAGCAGCCTGCTGGTTGGTTTGATTTTGTCCCTGGAGGATTTGTCCAGCAGTTCCGGGAGAGCCTACGTTAGCCCCAGAGAGCTGAGCCAGTAACAACTCTTGGTTGTTCAGTTGAGTAGCTGCATAGCCCTGGGCATTAGTAGAGAGGGCACTGAGTACATTCCCACTGTTGACCATCCCGTTGGCAGCTGCACTGCCCTCAACAGCATTCTGGCTCTGTTGCAATCCGAACTGATATCCAGGAGTTGAAGTGATAGAGGAAGGATTACTCATCAGTTGAGATAACTGTTGCTGATACTGCCCTCGTTGAGAGGCAAAAGGATCTGCAGCACTGGCCGCAGACTGGGCACCGCTGTTTCCGCCCCCCGATATGGCTGAGGAGACCACAGACCCCGCCACGGCTGATCCGACACCAACTGCAACAGCTGCGAAACTCATTTTAATTGCTCCTGTTTTGCAAGCCATTGAGGGCTTTTTTCGGTGAAAAGGTCTTCGATAACTGCCGGGTCCTTTTCATCTGTGACTAGAATGTTCTGCCAAATACTATCAGAAAGAGCAATCGCTGACTTTCTCCCCGGAACGCCAACAAAGAACAGTGGAGCAGTCATACGGGACCACCGGCCATCTGTCTGCACCAGCAATTCACCTTTAACTAGCATGTTGGCTAGGGGTTGTTTGTGAGCGTGGCCGATGACGAACGTTCCGGCAGGGATATGCATTTCTCTAACACAGAATCCCGGCCCGAAGAGATGCTCCACCCGGCATTCTGTTTGCTGCATCCGCAATCCATACTTCTCAGCCAGCTCTAAATTCCCATACTTAGCTGCGTCGAGCATGAGTAGAGAGTTCATGTGGTCAGAGATTTCGAGGGAGTTTTTCACCGGGATTAACATAAAGTAAAGTGAGAGAGAAACTACCTATTTGCCAACGTAACCGGGGACTTCACGTCATACAGTCGGAGGCTGGTGGAGTCGCTATGAGTCATCTTCCAGGCCCTGCGACGGGAGCTGCCACAATTACGTAACTGTTTCAGTGGAAACTGCAGACTCATCGTCCTAGGGGTGCTGAAGGTCTGGTAATCATCATCAGAAAAGGAAATATTGATAGTTGTCGTGACCGTGTCAGCCTGTTGAAACATAGCAGTAAACCGCTTCCAATTTAGTGTACCCCAGTCGTAATTCGGGGTGACGCAAGTGACAGGAATGTTGACAGCTGGCAGGGCGAAGGCCGCATCGGTGAAGGTCGCTTCAGAAAGAACAATCTGCCTACCAGTTGTTGTGTCCTGCAGAGTGTCCCCAAATACTCCATCAAATCCTTCTGCCCGGAGGTAGAATCTTCCATTGAAGAACTGCTCCACTCCGTTGACAATCGTGGACCACGTAGACCAGCTCTGTGCTGTGAAGTCATAAACCAGGGTCACGTTCAGCTGGGCGAGGGTCAGCACATAAAACTGATGCCCACAAATCCTCACCCCGAAGGCCCACATCTGGCTGCTGTTCTGGGTAAGAGCTGGCTGACTCAGGATCTTCTCAATGAACGGGTCGGAGATCTGCACCATCTGCAGCCCCTGGAAGGTTTGCACAGTCCGTCCGTACAGTGACGAATGGGCTACCCAAACGGAGACATCATTCAGTTCCACAACTGTCCGAGCGTTGAAACAACCGGTTGTGAATGAGGCATTGAGCACAGGTAACAGCGCAATTCCTTGCGTATTCGGAGCCGCGTTAGCGTCCCAAAAGACCTGAGTACCTTGGTCATAGAAGGCAATGATGTAATTCAGGTGCCGCAGGAGGGTAATCCCAGCCAGATACGTTACGTCAGCTTGAGCGAAATCCAGTGCTGGCCATGTTGTGGGGTCGTTGATGGCACTCCCAATCACCTGCCCATCGACACGCATCGCATAATATACCCCATCCAGGTAGACAATTCCCGGGGCAACCGACGTGCTGTTGTAGTTGGTGTCAGTCACTTTGGTAAACACTGACCCATTGAAAGTCCACAGCCCTCCGGCCTCATCCTGAATGACCGTGATTGGTGCACCCGCCTCTTCTGCACTAATTGACCAATAGGCGAGCATTCCACCGCTGGGGGAAGGAATTGCAATACCCCCACCAGATCCGACAGAACCGGATGCATAGGCCTGATTGTTGATAATGAAATACTGACCCCCGAAATAAGCAAACTGTCCTTGAGCTGTGCCTGTGGTACCTGAAGATGCGTAGCTAGTCCCAGGACGCTTGACAATAGCCATCCCGTTTTCAGTTTTCTCCATGAAGCAATTGACCATCTTGGCATCTTTGGTCAGCGTACCATCCCGAGTCCCAATTGGATGTGCCCAGGAGATAGTTACGTCTTTATCCGGTGCGGCCATTACATTCTCCGCTCAGAAGGAGTGAGGAAGATGGAGGCTTGTTCCTGCCCGAATTCCGCATCGAAGAATTTATCCCGGAAGGCTGTTGCTTTTTGGTTGACTTCGAGCCGCTCGTCGGCTGGCATGCGGTAGTCGAGGGAAATTTCATCAGTCAGATTCCACAGCAACATGCGGTAAGCTTCCTGCGGGAATGCGATGTTATTGGTGAGAGCACCTACGTCTTGCATCTGCAATTGAAGCACCACATGGATGGTGTGGGTGTTGTCGATAGGGACATTGTAGAGGGTCAGGTTGCCAG